ATTCAAGTCATCATACAGAGTTGAATTTCCAGCAGTCACTGCTCTGTCTCTCCATGTAAGCACATGAGAGAAAGAATCAACTCTGTCTGGCAATCCAGCAACCTCAGATTCAGATGTTGTCTCTGATGCTTGAGCATATTCGCCTCTTATTTCCTTGATGATTTTGACTGAGCCATCTGCAATTGCAGCATCCCACTCAGCATTGGATGTGAAATCAGTGATTGTTGTTTGATTTGGTTTGATCAAAGCAATTGACTTGATGCCACCAAACAATCTTTCATTTCCACAAATCACTTCATGATCTCCAATCTCACCAAAGCAATATTTTTCTAAACTCATTTTTTTGAATTTTAGAATTTGAAAAAAAATTATTCACCTTTTCTGATGGCTGGTGAGATCAAGCCACTTTCATTCAGCTTTGACAAAAATATAAAAAAAAGTCAACTCTGGGTGAGCTGACTTTCTTTGGGCATTAAGAAAATTTCAAGAATGAACTTTTGGGCTATGAATAAAATCAGAAATCAAATGTACTAAATATTTCCAGAGTTTTTCACAATGCCTGTTGATTGAGCTGCTTCATAGCAAGTAAATGAGACAGCAGCTTGCTCATAACCATTGTAATTTGGTGAATATTCATCAGCAGTCTTGACAAATCTTCTTGAATCGCCATTCAGCTCAATGGTGAAATTGTTCACATTTGTCAAATATGCCAAACATTCATGGACATACCAAGGCACAACATCTGTTGCAATAGTCACTTTTTTATTGATCTGGCTGTACAAGTTGCGCCATTGCTCAGAGCTGTTTTGATATGTCTGACCATCTTCATTTTCAAATACAGCTTGACCAACTTGCAATTTCTTGAGTCCAAATGTCAATGTGCTTGAGCTGATGTCTGACCATTTCAATCCAAAAACACCATCACCAGTGTGAGAGAACTGCATCTGATAGAACTTTTCATCAGTGATGATAAATTGAACTGACTTTCCAATGCCAGCAGATGTGTTGGAATTGAAATAATATGGTTTGTTTTCTTCCAGATTCTCAGTCAATGCATTGATTTCAAAAGTGATGTAATTCTCATCCATTGTCTCAGCAGTGATTGCAATCTCACTGTCATCACTACATTTCACAAGAATCATGTCAATCTCTTGCAATCTCACTCTTGTCATCTGCAATGCTGTGGCTGTGCCAGCAGATGTGAGTTGAAAGCCAACATCAACAGCACCAGTGCCACCAGTCCATTGAAAGAATGTCTCAAGCTCTCCTGTTGTGTTGATAGTGATTGCAGCTCTCTCTGTCCAACCACCAGCAGCACCATTGGCTGATGTCTGTATCTCAAGATCAAGATCAGATGTGGCAAATGCACAAACATCAACTTTGAATCTGTACCAGCAGCCAGTTGTCAACTCAAGTTGCTGATACAAGACTGTTGAGTTTGATCCAGAGCCTTTTGAGACTGTGAATGAGTTGTCACCACTGCACAAGCTCACTGACCATGATGAATCAACACCAGAGTTGTATTGTGACCAGTTTGTGAGATTTGATGGTTGATTGTTGTCAGTGAATTTTTGATTGTACCAAAGTTCATTGACTTGCTTGGTTTGAAACTTGATCAAGTCTGTTGTTTTATATAAAACTGCAAACTGAGCAAGATCAGTTTCATCAATCAGCTCTGTGTCAAACTCATCAAAGAATCTGATTGGCTGTGCTTTGATGATTGCGTCTGTTTTACTCATTTGAAATTGTTTTGAATTGTACTAAACCAGTTTTGATGTCAACAGACATTGAGAGAATCCACATATCTGTTGCCGTGAGACCTTCACCACTCACAGAGATTTTCACTGATGGATCTGCAACAATAGCATTGACATCAACTTGTGAGATTGGTGTTGTAAACTCATATTCTTTGTCAAGAATGATGGTGTCATTGTCAAACTGAACTCCACCAGATGTGGCTTGTTTTCCAGTGCTGGTCATCCAATATTTTTGTCTCCAGAGAGTGCCAAGAAAAGCATTGAATGTCTTGAAAGCTGTGATCAATAAGTTGGCAACAAGAGATGGTGTGATTGGATATTCTTTTGCTCTCTGAGTGCCAGAGTCATCAAAAGTGTCAATCAAGATTGTGTCTTGATCAAAGTCAGTCTCATTCTCTTGCAATGAGTCAATTGCTTGATTGCTGGTGATAAATTCGTTTTGAGCATTGAATGAGCCTTGACCACATTGTTCTGTTGTTTGATAGCCTTTTGGCAATGTCGTATTCAAATCAGCCACAAAATAATCTCTGAAACTTGATGAATAAGATGCTGTGTCTGACTTGTAATCATCAGCACCATCTTGATGATTGATTGAGTTGAGCTTGAAATCATTGTTTCTCTTGACGGAGATATTTCTCACACCAGTGATTGTCACAGATGCTGCTGAGGCTTGATCAAAAAATGTTTCTGTTTTCTCAAGCTTCATTGTTGGCTGACCACCATCATCAAATATTTTGAAAGTCATGTCAAACAATCTGTTCATTTCTCTTGTGAGAATTGAGAGCTTGTTTGAGATGGTTGCTGTGATGTCAGTGCCAGCATAGTTGAATCTAAATGCATTTCCTTTGATCATCATCAAGTTGCTCATTCCTTGAGTTGTATCTTGAACTTTTGATGTTGTGTTTGATGTGCCACCAACAGTTGTCACTGAGATGATATCAAATGCTGAATAAATATCATAATCATTTGCGCCATTGATCACAAGCTGAAATGGTGCGCCCATATCAAACTCAAAGCCAGTCACAGAGCTATTTCTTGCAATCTCAGCAAATGTTGACACAATTGTTCTTTCATTTGATGTATTGAATGCTTGAGTTGCTGTAAAAGTGCCAATCTCACTCACAATTGTGATGGTGAATGAGACACCAATGCCACCAGGCTGAATGTTCCAAATTGCAACTTGATTGTCATCACTTTCAAACCAATCACTTTCAAACACAACTTGATTGTTGGTGATGTATGAAATCATATGACTGAAAATATCACTCACAAAGTACATTTTTACTGTGCCAGATGAGCTGAAATCAATCTTGACTGAGTTGAGTGATACTTCTGTTGGCACAAGACCAGTGATTGCAGTGCCATCAAGAGACTTTGTTGCACCAGAGTTGACTGAGATATCTTGCCTATCAAGTATGATCTGAGTCAAATTCTGATCAACAATCTTGCATTTTGCAATCTGCTTTTGCAAGTCAAACTCTACATCATAGCTGTAAATGCGACCATTGAAAAGTGTTTGAAATGCATCATCTGGATTGACTTTGAACTCAATCAGCACATCAAACTCCCAGCAATCAGATGCAGTGTCAAGTGCATCAATGTATGAATAAGCAGAGCCAACCCACTCAAGATTGGCTGTGTATTGATAAAATATTCCTTTGATATCATTGTCTCTCTCAATTGACAGCTCTGAGTCATTCCAATTGATCGGATCATCAACAACTTGTGGTGAGCCATCTGGGTCAAAAGTGAATCTGTATATCATTGCAATGTTGCTGTTTTATATTTTGGCTTGGCTTTCAGCTCATCAAGCTTGTTGACAATAGTCATCACACCTTTTCTCTCAATCTTTGCAAGCTGACCATAGTCAATTGGCACACCAGATCCACCAGCTTTTCTCAATGCTTTGTAAATCAATGCAGCATCAACAAGCTCTTTGTTGCTGAGGTCTCTGCCAATTCTTGCATTGTCAAGTGTTGGAATGATTCTCTCACCATAGTTGGCAAGCACTGGAATCTGATCTTTGCCTCTTGCACCAGTCAAGTATTCTGTACCTTGATAAAATCTTGGCACATCTTCTGACTGAGCAATTTTTCTTGCTTGTGAGATGTTTGAAATTGTGATGGCTGTGAATGTTGCAATTGCGCCAAGTGTTGATGCAATTGCTGCTGCATTTCCTTGTTCAGCATCCTTTCTTGCACCTTTTGATGTCGCAACAAGAAAGTTGGCAATTGCCTCAGCTTGACCAATGCCAATCTGAAAGAGAGCCATTGCTTTTGAGTTGTTGTTGAATGAGTTGAGAATGACACCAAGAGCATTGAATGATGATGCTGTGATTGATGCTTGTCTCTCATATTCCTCAAGCACATCATTGAATCTATCTTGTGAGTTCATTGCAGCAATTCTTGCATTCTCATCTGCATCAATAGTGACTTGAACTGCATCTCTGGTCACTTTTGCCATGTTTTCTGTTGTTTTTATTGTTGCAGTTTCAACAGTTGTGATCTGTTCATCAATCAACTCTCCTTGAGAACGCATCATTGCATCATATTTCTCTCTTATTGAATCAAGATTGTCAGCTCTTTGTTGCTCAAGTTGCCATATCTTGATTTGTAATTCAGCATATCTCTCAGACTCCTCATTGAAATTCTTTTGAAATTCTTTGGTGAGTTTTATCTGTTCAGCCAATGAGCCAATTGAATCATCAGTATCAGTGAAAGTCTCTGCCAAGAGATCCATGTCAAGAGCTGTGTTTTTTATTGCATCACTCAACTCATCCATTGCCTCTGCTGATGCTTGTGCTGCAAGCTCTGATCTTTCAAGCTCATTGTTGAGTTCAATTTGTTTTTCAACAGTCTCATCAAGCAAATCAGCAGCATCACTCAGTGCTGGATTGATTTTCAACACCACTCTCAATGCTGATTTCCACCATCCATCATTCAACTCAATGATCTGTCTTGTGTCAGTGACAATCTCATTTAGTGATTGAATGAAATCCACCAAAGCTCCAGATGTGCCATTGCCAATGCTGACCATTAAAAGATCAACACTGTCTTTCAGCATTGAAATCTGACCAGTGAGAGTCTTTGCAATTGCATCTGTTGCTCCAGACACACCTTCAAGCTCACCAAGACTCAACACATATTCTCTGATAGAGTCAGCAGTGAAATCAACTTGTGTCTCAACCTCTTTGAATGTGAATGTGACTTGATCTCCTTGCTTTTGGGCTCTGATGCCAAACTCTTTGAGTCTTTCAAACTCACCAACTTGTGCATCAATTATTGCCTCAGTTAGCTGATCAAAAGACTTGCCAGTTGATGCAGCAACATCACCAAGCTTTCTCATTTCATCTTGTGTTGGTCTGAAACCTTGATTTGCAAGCTTGACAAAAGCATCAGTCAGCTCTGCAACTTGAAATGGTGTTGTGGCTGCAAATTGCACAATCTCAGCCATTGCCAGTTGTGCAGCACTATTTGATCCAAGAGTGTTTGTGAGAACAGCTTCAAACTTTTGAAACTCACCAGTCACTCTGATGATCTCTTTGCCAAATTGCACAAGCTGATCAACAGCAAATGCACCAGCAATCATGCCACCTACTTTTTCAAATGACTTTCCAATTCTGTCAGCTCTTTGAGTTGTATCTTTCTGAGTCTTGTCAAACTTTTGATTGATTTCATCAATGTCTTTCTTGAATCCATCAAGCTCAAGTCTATATTTTGCCAGTATTACATCATCAGCCATTTGATTGCTTTTTTGATTCTTTGATTTTGAACATGATCAACTCAGTGACTTGTTCAACAGATTGTCTCAAAATTAAATCAAATTTTGCAATGTCTTGATCAGCCAATGCCCAGAGATTTGATCTCTCACCTTGCAGCTTGTCAAAAATCACTCTTTGGTGATAGAGTTCAATCTGTTTATTTTCTGACTCAGATGCTTTTGGCTCAGATCCCAAAGCTGAGAAAATTCTTTTTCTGTAAGATGTGACAAGCCCATCCATTCCAAGATATGCATCTGTTTGAGAAAGCTGAAATTGACTTTTTTTTTGAAAGTTTCTACTTTCTGAGCCAAGACTTTTTCATTCACTTCTGTTGGATTCTCATCATCTCTGATCAACAAGCAAGCAACCATCTCAATCAAGATGTCTGTTTGAATGATGTGACTCTCTCTCATTCTTTTTTCATCAAGCAATGACTTGAGATTTGCAAGTTTCTTGTAATATGAGCCAAGACCTTTGTCTTTCTCAAGCTCTTGAAATAGATCATCAAGTCTCTGATCAAATAGCTGTTGCTCTTGTGCGCCCCATGCTTGAACATATTGCAGCTTTAAGGTGTCAACATAGCTCATTCTTTGAATTGGCATCTTGTAGTCTGGCTTGTATCTCCAGTATTTTGTGCCATCAGTATCAATAAAAGCCACTTCGCAATGCTCTCTCCAATCTTTGTGATTCATTGTTGTCTCATAGACAAGAACATTGAATTGTCTTGGTGCAAGGCTGTACAACCAGTTGATGAATTTATTCATGATTTTGTTTTATATGCTTTTTGTGATCGCTCACATGATGATTTGCTTTTATATCTGCAAGATGATGATCCAAGTCTCCACTTGCCATTGGCACACTTAATACAAGGCATTATTCTGGCACTATTTGAGCAATGATGCCATTGAGAATACTCACAACTGGCATTGCAATGATGATTTGAATCACTGGAATTGGCTCTGATGCTGAGAATGTCCACAAGAGCCAAACAAGAGCAGTGTGAGCTGATGCCATGCAAAATATGCATCCAAGTAATGGCTTGTACAAGAATGATGGCAACTTGCTCAACAGCTTGTCAAGTGGCTCAAGAATCATCTCTGGAAAGCTTGAACGATATACACCAAGACACCAGAGTGATGTGATAAGAGAAAAGATCAGAAAGTCAATCATGGTTTCAATGTTAAGATTGCAGATGTTGGTGTTGTTCCATCAATGACATTGTTGAATGTCAAAACACCTTTTGTGAATGGATATGTTGTTGCTCCAATTTGAGCAGCATTGAATGACACAGCACCTTTTTGCTGTGAGTCAAGTGTATCAAATATTTCAAACTCATAAGGCACACCAACATCAAATGTGGTTGTGATGCTTGCTGCAACAAGCTCATTGACATCACCATCAATTGTGATAAACCAAGACTTTTTGGTGTTTGGATTGGTGATCTGGATCTGATATCCAGCAGATGGTGTTTCAACCTCAGCAAATGTGATTGTGTCAACAGAGCAGTTGATGTTTTGAAAGTATGCTATTTCACAAGACATGATTATGTTTTAATTGTTGTCAATCACAAATCTACAACCAAAAAGATTGATGATGGCTCTGTGATGCTTGACACCATTGTATGACATTGAATTGTCTTTTGCATACTGGCTTGGAGTTGTGAGATTTAGAAATGATCCAGCTTGTTCAATTATTTGCACAAGACCAGCATTTGAGAGCTTTCCAGACATGACTGCTGCTTGCATTCTCTCAATGCTTTTTTGCTCAAAATCGCTTAATTGCTCAAATTTGCTCATGTTCAATTTTTTGAATGTTTTATATTAGCTGTTGGGGCAACATTAGGGCGCTATTGCGGTAGCTTTTTGCAAAAATCACATTGCGATGGGCAAGCTCCACTTTCATTATCAATTTCAAAGTCGATGCAGCGCCCAAACGATTGCCCAACATCGGTTATGCTTAATGCTAAGTTCTCTAACTCTTGCACCATTTTTGGTAAATCTTCCACATCAAATTCAAGATGTGCTATACCTTGGCAGTATCCTTCAATTATTTTAGTTGCCTTTTCTTTAAAGTTTTCCATTGTTAAGTTTTTAAGTTAATTAATCGCACTAAGCATAACCAAGAGCAGTTAGCAAACATTTTGCCAGTCACAATCATTGTTCATACATATGCTGGACCCGTGAAAAGTGAATATCTCATCACATCCACATTTGGGGCAAAACGATTTGCTAACACCCAATAAAACACATATTTGGTGTGCTAAATAGGTTGCGTTCTCGTTATCACTTTTAAGCCAGTCAACTATCAGTTTTTCTACTTCGTCTCTCATACGTGTTTTATTTTCTACGTTAGCAAATATATAAAAAATTTATATATACTTTTTTGGCTTGATGACGAAATCACCCATGAAAGCATTGAGTAAGTATCTGAAAGCATCAGCATGATCAGCTCTCTGGCTCTCTTTGTTTCTGTTCTTTTTCAAAATGTTGCCTTCATCATCTGCCTCCACATATTGACAATCAATCACCAGCTGTGGACACTTGTCTGCATTGATCATCACATCTGGATGCTGACTCAATATGAAATTCACCAAGTGTCTATTCTCAGAGACTTTTGGGTTTGATCTTGGCACAGCCATTCTCTTGCTTGACACATTGAGCTGTGATCTGATCATCTGCCAAGCATCAATGTTGTTTTGTTGCGTGATCTCTTTCTTTCTCTGCATGGCATCACCAGTGAAATAAGCTCTGGAGAGTTGAGCAGTTGAGAACTTTGATTTGATTCTCTGACACATCTTGTGAACATCACCATCAAAGAGAGTCAGCTCATCAAGCACATGAACATGATGTCCAGAGCTGTCTCTATATATCTGAGCAATGATGCACACAAATGGATCAACATTGAAGTCAAAAGAGAATATGAGTGGAAATCTGTCATCAAGCTCAACATTGCCAGTGTGCTTTGCCAGCTCAAAGTTGTAGAAATATGGTGATTGCACCTCAGCTCTACCCCATGCACCTTGATAAAAAATTCTGTAATAATTTGGATTTGATTTTGCCATCATCTTGACTTCAGAGATGTACTCTTGATCAATGAATGGATTGTCAAGCATTGTTGAGTGATGCACATGATCACCATCTCTCTGCTCATCAAGTCTTGCTTTTGACCAGTGTCTCTCATCAACTGGATTGAATGTGCAAATCACTTGTTTATAGAATGGTGTCTCACCACGCAATCTCAAGATGAGCTGATCAAAGCTGTTCTTGTCAACTTCTGGACACAGCTCCTCAATCCAGATGCCAGTGATCTTTGCAAGTGACTTGAGTTTCTCTGGGTCATCAAGACCATATGTGATGATCTCAGAGCCAGTTGGCTTGTAGAGCAATTTCATCTCAGTCTTGTTGATATCAAAGAATTGATTGAGATTCATCTCAGAGATTCTCATGGTCAGCTCTTTGAACACAGATTCTCTGATTGTCTTGGCAACTTTTCTCACAGCCACAAATCTGTGATTTGGCTCAGTGATGCATCTCAAGATAAGCTTGAATGATGCAAAGACTGACTTGCCAGATCCAGCTCCACCAAGGATGAAAAGATATTTGCTGTGGTTGTTGGTGAGATTGACAAATTTCTCTGGCAGCTTGAAATTTACATCAGCCATCTATGTCATCAGCAATTTGGTTTGCAGCAACTGATATGATGTTGACAGCAGTTGGTGGAGTGATAGTGTGATCAATCTCTTGCTTTTCAACATAACCTCTTGACTTTCCTTGAGTCTTGAGAAAGAATATCAATGCAGTTGTATCACCATCATTGATTTTCGTTGCAAGTTTATTTTCAGCCAGATCAAGCATTTGCTCTCTACCTTCACGCAATGATGTGTCAAGATTATGCATCTTGATCCATTTATACAATGTGGGTCTTGCAATGCCAAGACTTCTTGATGCCACTGTGAGATTGCCAAATGACTTAACAATTGCTTTTTCAATGGTTTGTTTTGATGGCTTTTTGATGGCTTTGTTTATTTGTATTTTTCACCATTTATTTTGATCTCAATACTCTCATCAAGTTTTTTCATTCTGTCTATTATTACTTGACAGTATTTTGGATCAAGTTCCATGCCATAGCATTTGCGTTTGAGTTGATGTGCTGCTACCATTGTTGAGCCAGAACCAAGAAATAAATCAAGGACTAAATCACCTTTGTCTGACCCGTTTTCAATCGGGACTGAAATCATTTCAGTTGGTTTCTGTGCATTGTGTTCTCTATTGGATGTTACTCTTGGAAATCTCCAAATGTTTGGAACACCATTTACTGTTCTAACTCCAGCTTTAACCGTGTTCATTGTTGTTTTGTTTGTCGGAGAATTGTCAAAAAACCAAACTATTTCATAACACTGTTGATACATTGCTCCAACACCGCCATCACCTTTATCCCAAATACACATATTCTTTGCCTTAAGTTCAACTTCTCTTGCGCAAGCTTCGATTGAAAATGCAGAATGCCAATCGCAACACATATAAATGTGCCCATAGTTGATTGTGTTTCTTTTCAGCATATTCATAATTGACTTAAAAAATGGTCTTACCATATTGTCATCTGTTATTCCAGCAACTCCTGTACTATTGCCAAATAAAGCATAAGGAGGGTCAGTAAAGACCATATCAGCTTTTTTTCCATTCATCAACTTTGCAACTTGGTCGCTGTTTGTACTATCCCCACAAAGCAAACGATGATCACCAATTTCAATCAAATCGCCCAGTACAACATCCACTTGCAAATCATCTGGCTCTTGATAATCATCTTCTGATGCTTCAACAACCTCATCATTTTCAAATTGTGGAATTTCCAATCCCCAATCAGAAAGCTGATCAACATCCCATTCTGCTTTTAACATTTCAAAATCATGATCACCAAAGCCAACATTGTCTGCAATGATGAATCTTTTCTGCTCATCTTCTGTCAGCTCATCAGCTCTTTTCACCCATTCATCTGGAATCTCTTTGTATCCCAAGTGTTCCAGAGCTTTCAGTCTCATGTTGCCTCCAAGAACAATATTGTCACCATTGATGACCATTGGTCTGAGTTTCATCATCTTTGGAAACTGTTCAATTGAATTGACCAACTTTTGAAATTTGTCATCCTTGATGACTCTTGGGTTGTTTGGGTTTCGTTTTATTTCTGATAACTTCATAATTCAGTAAAATGGGTTTTGATTAATTTTTCAACTGTTCTGCAATATGTCTTTCTCTCTTTTCTCAGAAAGACACCAGCCTTTCCATTCCACAAAGTTTGATGCTTGAGTGGTCTGCCATGCCTGTTGTACACAGTGCCAAGCTCATCAATGTGATAGTCATCAAAATCTTTGATTGGTCTTGTTGTCATGTTTGCAAATATATAAATAATCAATGCACATCTGTAAACTCAAGACTTGCATATCTGTGTGAAATCAAGTCAATGAGCTTGTTGAATTGTTCTTGTGATGATCCAGTCATCAGCTCATGCTTTTGAAAATACCATGTTCTGCTGATGTTCCATCTCTTGTTGTGCCAAAAGTATTGAGCAATCACAAGTCTGTCATCAGAGAATGCTTTGCCACCAACCATCTGCTTTGTTCTCAGCAAATTGATAAATTCATTCTTGATGATTATGTTTCTTGAGAAATTCAAGCAAAGTTGTTCAATCACTTGAATATTTCTTGAGTTTTTGCGCTGCTGCTTGAGTTCTTCAAGTCTTTTCATTTTTTATATTGATAACTTATGTAAGCAGAATTAAATTTTGTTTAGTGTCATTCGTGCGTTTTAAGAGCATCAAATCACTCTCAGCATACAAACACATCAAAAAAGTATTTGAGAGCAGTGAGCAATCTGCAAAGTGTGCAAAACAAGCAATCATTGTTTTTCTTTGTTTAGCACTCCATTAATGAGCATTTGAAACTGGCTGAGTGATCTGATCTCATAGCATTTGCCACCATGCATCTCAATGAGTTTTTTCCAAGTGAGTTGTTTCTTGCTCAATTTATCAAAGCCAACTTTGATATCAAATGCATAGAGACAGCCATGATGATAAAACAACAGATCAAAGACACCAGCAATCATGCCAATGGCTTTTCTCTTTGCTCCATCTCTTTTGTTTCTGGGTGAGTTGTCATTCGCCCACATCAATCCACGCACATCAGAGTGATTGTTGTGAAACCATATGAAACATTGAGATTGCAGTTGATCGTGTTTGGTCATTTTTGACTTTTTGACTTTTTGACAAATTTTGACTTTAGAAAGTCAAGGTGTAAGTGATTGATTATTAAATATATATATATGTATTTTGACTTTTTCTTTCTTTTTTACTATTTCATTTATTTAGTGTACATTTTTCTATACACTATCATCATTTTTTTTCTTACTTACAAAGAAACTGGTCAAAAAGTCAAAATTTAGTATTAACTAACTGACTGTCAATGTGTTGCACCTTGACTTTGCTTTGACTTTCTTTGACTTTTTTGACCATTTTTTATTTTCTTGATTTCATCAACTTCACACAAGCATTGTCTTTCTTGAGATGATATTCAACTGCTTGTTTGCTATTGTATCCAACCAATTGAGCAATCTCATCATATTTGATTGATCCATTGTATTGCTTGAAAAGCTCAATTGCTTGCTGTTTTTTAGTTGTTGCACCTTTCATCTTGAGATACTTCAATGTCTGCATCTTTTCAAGATCAACACTCTGCTTTTTCCGAGTGTGAATGCCATGTTGCTCAAAAAAGTTCATGATCAGCTTTGCTCTCTGAACTGATGTCACATCAACATGAGCTGAGACTTGACCACCTTGATGATCATGCATCTCATGCATCAGATGGCAAAGAGCTGTGAGTCTGTGAATGTATGCTTGAGACTTGGCAAACATACCATCAAAGCCAATCATGTCACCAGCATTCATGTTTGTTCTTGCTTGATTGCAAAACTCTCTGATCTCATCTTTTGCATCATCATTCAAGTACATGATTGAGTTTCTCTTGAGCTTTGTCATTGTCTCAAATCCTTTGATCATGTGATTGATGTATTGTCTTTCAATGTGGTTGCTCATCTCAAAGTCATTGAGCATTGGCATCTCATCATAATTGGACACAAAGAGAAAGCGATCAACAAAGCCAGATGACTTGTTCTCATCATCAATGATTGAGTGAATGATATCTGGTTGAATGCCGCCAATCAATGGCACATACACATTGCTGATTCTTGCTTTCTTGGCTTGCTTTCGTCTGAGCTTTAATGCACCACCATTCCAAATCTCAAGCCATTGAGACATATCATTGTCACCTCCACTGTATTTGTTGAACTGAGTCATCATGCCTTTCAGCTCATCTTTGATGTATCCAACACCATGCTCATTATTCTGCAAGTCATCTGCAAGAGCTTCAAATGTTGTATTCTCAACATAGATGATGTGATCAATTGGCTCTGCATCCTCAGCAGTTTTCTGACCTTTCTTTTGATTCTCTTGAGCTTGCTTGTACTTTCTCATCTCATTGATGAATGTCTTGTGCATTCGCTCTTCAATTTCAATCAATGGCAAGATGGCTCTCTTGATTGCTGGTGACTTGAATCTGCCAGTGCCAGTGATTAAGCAAATCCAGATTGCTGGAAATTGCACACCACCAAAGATTGTTCTGATGCCAAATGTTGTGCCACAGATGACTGAATACACAAAGAGAATTGCTGAGGCAAGAAAGTCAACTGGCAATCCAGACTCTTTGTGAACAGCATTGATGTACTTAATCACTGGCTGAGGAAATATCTCAACAGGAAATCCATCAGATGATGGCATCTCAACTTGCTCAATCTCTGTTGTTGGTTTTCTGTCACCATAGCCTTGATCATAGAGATACTTGGCACACTCAGCAAAGTCACCATTGAAATCTCTGTGAGCAAGACAAGCTGATGGTGAGAGTCCAATCTCTGCTGGAAAGATTGAATTGCCAGAAAACAAGAACATGATATTTCTGTCTGTGTAAATATATCCAGAGTGATGTGATGACTTTGATCCACCAATCCTCTTGATTTGATATCCTTTTGGAGTCTTGCCAACTATGTCAAAGATGCTCTGTACTACTTCAAAAACATCAGTCTTGCTGTCATAGTCATCCCAAGGTGTGACAGTTGATTGTGAGTGTTCTTTGATGGCTTTTTTTGAGACTTTCTCATGTGCCAGTTTTTCATTGAATGACTCACAACAATGCATGATGATATCTCTCTCATGAGTTGTGATCTCTGGAATGTTGAAAGCAGAGCCAAAAATGTTCAGATTCTTGTATATGCCAAAGTAGCCACCAGAGCCACGAGTCTCAATGAGACATTCAAACTTGTCTGACTCTGTTTCAACAAAAGCAATCTTTTTGTTGCTCTCTGTGAATTTGCATTTGTAAACAATATGAAATCCTTTGGATGGTGTACGTTGAACAAAGAATTTCTTGTGAAAGTCATCAATTTGATCAGCAAAGAATGTGATCATTTTCTTGAACTCAGAGTCTCTTTTGCTCTCTGGTAATATCTTGAGATCAACATCAATGCACTCAATGTTGTTGGTGCAGACAATGCCAGTGATCTTTGCATCAGCTTTCTTGTAGTATCTTGAGAACTGTGTGAAAGTGATTTGTTTTGATTGCCATGCTGACCACAATGGCTTTTTGTATTGATCAGCAACAACAACAGAGATGTTGTTTTCAATCAATGTTTTGCACTCTGAAAGTGTATATTTGCTCATGTATGTTTTGTTTTGCTTTTGCTAATTTATAAGAACCCAGAGAAATCTGGGTTTTTTAATTCAATTTGTTTTGTGATCTAATCTTGCCAAGTGACCACATCACCCATCCTTTTTTATACCCTTTGATTTTTGCAATCTTGTGCAGCATTGGCAACCATCTGTCTGCTGGCATCTGTCCAACTTGATACACAACCCATGAGATTGAATAAGACTTGCCATGTTGTTTTGATCCAAGTGCAGCTCTTGCAAGCAACTCATCAGCAGTCATCTCATTGACTGGCTTTCTCAGCTCAGTTGGCATCTGATCACCATACTTGAATGTCTGCCATGTGGTTGCTTTGAGTTTCTCTTTCTTTGGCTCTGGAAAGATGTATGTGCAATCAAATGCTTTGCACACTTTTGCAGTTGTGTGATTCAAATATCCACATTTTGGACACTCTTTCACTGGAGCAACACCATCAGTGATCTTTCTGCCTTGAGTCATCATGATTTGTTGCCAGTTATGCTCTTGATGCCATTGTCCAAGTCTCTCAACATTGCCACCAAGATCAACAATGTGAAATTTGTGTTTTTGACCATTGACAACTCTTGAGCCTCTGCCACACATCTGCAAGAACAATGGCAATGATGTGGTTGCTCTGTAAATGATCACAGTTTCAATCATCGGTGCATCAAAGCCAGTTGTGAGAATGCCAGTGTTGACAATTGCTTGACCATCATTCTTGAAATGATCAATCCTGTCATCTCTCTCTTGTTTTGAGATGTTTGAGTGTACAAATGGAATGTTGAATCTCTGAGCAACTTGCTCAGTCATTTCATTGTTTGGTGTGAAAATCACTGTCTTGCCAACTCTCCTCAGCCATGCATCATCAATTGAGTGCAAGAGTGTTGTCTGATTGAAGAGATCATTTTGTGAGCTGTTTGAAAAGTCACCAGTTGAGTCTTTGACAAGTGAGCTGGTGTCAACTTTTGCAATGTGATATGTTGGTTTTGATAGATAGCCCAAGCCAATCAAATCATTGATTGAGATGGTCTGTGATACATCATCAAATGTCTGCCACAATGGTTTCTTTTTTGATGCAGCCATTGGAGTTGCTGTCACGCCAATGAAATATTTCTCTCTCTTTGGATCTGAAAGCTCCATGAACTTTCTGAAATTTCCAATGTGAGCCTCATCAATGATGCACAAGTCAAAGCTTGGAATCTTGTGTGGTGATCTCACCATTGTCTGCACAGTGATCAACTCAAGATTTGTGAAATCAGCACCAAGATCATTGAGATTGTCAATCAGTTGATCAAGAATCTCAGCTCTGTGTGCTGTGATGAGAACTTTTCTGTTTTTGCTGAGTGAGCTGTGAGCAATCGCTGCAATGATGCGACCTTTGCCAGCTCCAGTTGGCAATGTCATGATTGGTCTTTTGTTGCCAGCTCTGATGATATCTTGCAATGCTGAGATTGCATCTTGTTGGTAATCTCTGAGCTTAATCATGAGATGAATTTCAGCTCTTTCAATTTGTCAAGCTCTTGCTGAGTCCAGTTGTTGAACTCCATTCTGTAATATAGCAACCTTCTACTCATGCCAAGTTGCCCAGCAAGCCAAGTGAACTTTCTGCCTTGCACTTTTATATTTCTGTCAATCTGCTCTTTGATTGTCATGGTTTTGTTTTGAGATAAGTGGCTCAAGCCTCTCTATTTTCTTGAGCCACTTTGGTTGAAAAAAATTAATGACTACAAATCAAAATCATCATCTGCTGGTGCAGACTTTCTTGCTGGCTTTTTAACAGCTCTTTTTGGCTGTGCTTGTGGCTCATCATTGCTGTCTTGCTTTGGTGATGCAATCAAGTCAACATTGTAAGAGATGATGTCTGTTGTGTATACAGTGTCACCATCATTGTTCTCATAAGAACCATATTCAATGCGACCCTCAACAAGCAGTTGATCACCTTTTTTGACATACTTATCAACTATCTCAGCAGCTTTGCCAAAGACCACACATCTGTGCCAGTCAGTTTCATCTTTGTTTTTGCGAGTTGCAAGTGAAAATTTGCACATCTCTGTGCCACTGTTTAGAGTTTTGAACTCTGGGTCAGCTCCGAGTCTGCCCATTAAAATGACTTTATTCATGGTTAAAAATTTACAAGGTTGAATTTTCTGAGTGAAATCTGGTCTTGTTTAGTTTGTACCAGCTCACTTTGAATCTGTTTTTTTTGAGCTTTTGAAAGCTCTCATATTTTATCATCTTATCCCAAAGCCAAGACATCACATGACCAGCGATTGATGACATAATGATTAAAAATATGTAATTCATAATGTTCAAATATACGTTAATTGCTCAAGATTGTGAATCATCACTTGGCTGTCTTTGCTGCAAGAATGTGATTGATTGTTGCATTGATGCCAGCACTTGTGCCACACCTTCAAGAAGTCTCAGCTTGCCATTGTACTTGCCAGAGAGATTGCCATCATCTGGATCTGCAAAGTGACTCATTGCATCTTTTGCTGCTGTGTGAGCAACTTCAAAATATTTTGTTGCCAATTCTTTTCTGATCTCAAGCACATCTGCAAGAGACTCATCAGTGATTGTCATCTCAGACCAGTCAGTGATGATTTCAGTGAGTTTTCTCATTTAATCGGTTTAATGTTGAAATTAAGTTGCCAATACTGCCAAATCTCATACTTATCAACCCAAGCCAGAATGCCATTCATTGGCTCTGGAATTGCAAGCATGGTCTTGTTTTTTTTCATCTCTTGCATTGGATATGTCTGCAAGATGAATTGTCTTGTTGTTTGCATTTTCATGTAGTTCATCTTGATTGAATCAGCATGAATCTTGAGTGGTATGTTGAGAAAATTGCCAATGATGTCCAGATCATACAGCTCATCAGTTGGTGCAGATTTGTTCAATTTTGCATAAGCAGCTCCAATGATGTCAAGCAAATCAAACTGTGGCAATTCGCGACCAGTGGCTCTTATAAGCTCAAATAATGTATCTTTTTTTACTCTCATTTTACTCAGCATTTTCAATCTCTCTCAATTTCTTTTCAGCTCTTGCAGTGAGATTGTATTTGGTCAATATTTTGTCAACAGTGATGTCACCAGAGATCACTTTCACAACAGCAGAGTCATATTTCTCATCACCAATGTCAATGGCATTGGATGCTTTTTTTGCTGGTGGTTGCTCAATCTCATCTGAGTGATAGTCATCAGCATCATCAATCTCACCAGCAGCAACCATGAAAGTGTACATGAGAGCATATTTCATTGCATAGGTTGATGCTTTGCCAGCACCTTTGTCAGCATTATCAACAGAGTGACCAATGCCAGACAGTTCAATGCTCTCACCAGACTCATGCATGAGAGTGAACTTGCTTGTCACTTTGGTGAATACTTGCATTTTTGGCTTTCCATTTTTGTCTGTGTATCTCTCAATCTCTGTTGACTCATCAATGTGAGTTGGAAAGATTGCAAGACCATTCTCTCTCATTGATCTTGAGAGCATCAGCTTGAGTTCTGAGTCTTTGACACCTTTGTACGCATAAGAGCCAGAGCCAACTTTTGATGACTTGTCAATTGTTGTGCATTCAGTCATCACTTTGTTGACTGCTTTGATCAAGTTTTTCATGTATGATTTTGTTTATGATTTGAAAATTGTTTGATTGAAGTGAGCAGAGATGCTCAATGTCTTGCTCATCAAATGTCCAGTCAAGTCTTGCTTGAGCTTGAGCAATTGCTTGCTTGATGGTAATTGAGCCACCAAAGCTTTTGATGATGTCAGACATCAGCTCATCAGAGATCATTGGAAAGATGCCAATGATCTTGAACTTTTCGCTGGTGGCTTTGCAATAGTTTGAGAAATGTTTCTCAGACTCAAAGTCACTCACCTTTGAAAAGTATGAGCCATAGTGAGTTTTGAGTTGGAGCAAATATTTCACTTTCATACTCTGTTGTATTTGATGTGAAAATCATTAATAAACTCAAGACAGTCATCAAAAGATGCTCTCTGATGCCCAAAGCAGATGTCAATGCCATGACCACAGACAATGAACACTGATTCAGTATCATGTTTGTGAATGTCAAAGCATCTGCCAGATTGATGCTTGACAACTGTCTTGGTGTGAGTGCCAAAGGTGTGCTGTGATATTACTTGCATGGTTGAAAGTTTTGTGATTAATTCAAATCTTCTTGATACTGTCAATGTTTTTATCTTTGTTTGTTTGATAATGTAAGGTTTTTATTTACCTAACTCTCTTTACTCCCATCCAACACAAAGGTTTTTTGTATGGAGATTCACTCCAAAAACCATTTTTAGCAAACTGTAATTCTTCACGTGAATTAACAGTTACTACTTTCTCTTGCTTTAATTCGTGTCCTTTAAAAATACTTAGCTTAAAAGTTTTCATCGTGTTTGTTGTTTTTCAATACTCAAATATACTACTTTTTCACAAAGTTGTGCAATTCAAGTGAAAAAATATATAATTTTTTTAATCCACAAGCCTCAGCACTCTGAAAGAGATATTGAAAACAAGTAAGCCCAGAACATACAAAATCAAGAAATCAATCACAGTTGATTCAACAACAAGCCATGCAAGCCAGACAACACACACATGACGAAATGTGCCAAACAGATGCCAGAGATCAGTGAACATCACCAGAAATGTTGCTGAGAATGGAAATCTCTCTTGATATTTTAGTCCATTGATTTTGTGATACAATTTCCAAAGTTTGTTCTTGATCTTATCAACTGGCACTTTTGGTGACTTGTACTTGGCATCTGGATCAAAGCCATGCCCATCAGACATGATTGCATCTTGTGCTGCTTTTGTGAACCAATAAACAACAAATGGAATGAGCCAAATATCAATGAGCATCTTTCTCTCTTTTTCTGATCCAATTGAAAAAGATCAACCATGCAAGAAACACAGCACCAGCAATCACTGCCTCTGTATATTGACCAACAATCACTGCTGAGATCAGCACACCAAGTGTGATGCCAATTACTATCAAAGGAAATTTTTTCATGCTAATTATTTTTACCTTGTTTTCTCATTTCTCGTTCTTCTCTCATCACTTCATTTTGGTCACTTGTATCTTTATTAGCACCAAAAAAGAACATCATAATGGTCGTGACTGTTGCTGATAATGCACCAAATGCAGTGTAAAATATTTCTTTATTTTCTGATGGTATTACATAAAATACTATAATATAAAGCATTATCAAGAATTGCAACACCACTGTGATTGCCAATAAATACGGAGTGTTTTTTGCAAGCCAGCTTGCACTCTTAGACCTTTGAATGCCAAGATTCATATTTCTGGCATTTGCTTTATCTGCCAAATATGCTTTGTCCATCTCAAGAGCAGCTTGCTCTGCATCTGCTTGCATTTGCAACTTGAATTGTTCAAGCTCTTGTTGACCCTCAGCAATTGAAATCTTGCCATCTTGCACTTTGGTGAATATCTCAACACCTTTGTCAGCCATGATGCCAAGAGTGTTTTTCAAACCTTCCTTGACCATGCCAGATGGT